CACAAGCACACCTCACAGGCACCCGTGATCACCACGCCTCACCGGGCCCGGCAGGGCCCTTCCTTCCTCTCCCTCTCCATCACCTAACGACACACATTCATCAGCACTCCTTCATCACCTAACGCAGCACTCCCGCATCACTCACCCACTGCACTTGTGGTGCACTCCCGTTGCACGCATGTTGCAGGTGCAGCGTGATGCTGGGTCGGCTGCAATTTGTATGCAATAGCAGCTGCAATCGTATGTGAGAAGTGTAGCACAACACGGCTGCAGTTGGAGGAGTTGCGGCTGCACTCGATTGCCTATCGAGAGAGAACACAGTCAGGGACTGGGCTGTTGCGCGGCCAGGAGAACGATGTGTAGGGCCTGGGTGAGCACGGACCCCCCATGGGGGACGTGCGCCCACACACACATACACACAGCCACACAGGAATTAGGGATGAGAAATGGGTGGGTGTTACTTATGCCGCACAGGAATTAGCAACGGGATTGAGGAGGGATTGAGGAGGTCTACGCACGAGTGAATCAAGGAGTGAAACACGAGTGATGCAGGTGTGTTGCTATGTGTTCTTTATCTGCAGCAGTGGGCTACATAGGTTTTCACATACGTGCAACACGTGAATAGCACATGATTAACGCGTGATTAGTTAAGGAATAACATTTTGAATGACAGTTTGATTAACACACGTGTTGTCTATAGAAAAAGATTAGGGCCCTCCCGGGCCCGGTCAGCCACAGGCTGAGCGAGGCTGTTTCGGATTTTGTTCTCCGAAGTTATGGGGTGTTGCTCCTTGAGGCACCTGAGTGATGCTGCTGTGCCTTAAGGGTGTTACACACGTGATTCACTTGTGAGTCTATGCACGTGTGTCAACCTATTGCTACGTGGCAAGGCTTAAGGGATGACGGACGGGTTGGACTGGACGAAGCTCCTGGATCCAGCCCTAGGAGGCCCAGGAGAACCCCCTGGCAGGCCTGAGCTGGTGCAACTACTGCAGGAGGAGCGGAGGGCCCTTGCTGAGGCTTGTGGAGGGGAGGTGGTGAAGAAGCGGAGGAAGACACGTGGCAAGCGTTGAGCAAGGGCAATAGGCTCAACAGATGCAACAAGCCATCCCCCTGCCGCAGTTCATCACGCTCCTGATGCGTGAACTGCTGATGGCTGATGCACCCACACCGGTACAGCTACAGATCTGTGACTACCTGGAGAACGGACCCAAGCGTCGTGTGATCGCTGCCTTCCGTGGTTGTGGCAAGAGCACCCTCTCCGCCATGTACCTGTTGTGGAAGCTGTATCACGACCCTGACGAGAAGATCCTCGTCATCTCCGCCTCCATGTCCCGCGCTGAGGCCATGACGGCATGGATGCTGCAGACCATCGGCCGGGTGTCCTGGCTGAAGCACATGGAGCCCGACTCCCATGACGGGCGTTACTCGAGGATCAACTTCGATGTCGGCACCTGCCGGAACATCGAGCAGAGCCCGAGTGTCCGCGCTGCGGGAATCACAGGACAGATCACTGGCTCCCGTGCCAGCACGATCCTGGTGGACGACTGTGAAACCCCCCAGACCTGTCTGACGCAGGTGCAGCGCGAGAAGCTCCGCGGGTCCCTCAACGAGCTCGAAGCCATCCTCAAGCCCGGTGATGGCCCTGAGATCGTCTACCTCGGCACGCCGCACAGCAGCACTGACTCGATCTACTTCGCTCTGCAGCGGGAGCTCAACTACTCGATGCGGATGTGGCCCGCTCGAGTTCCTTCTGACACCACCCCCTACAAAGGCGCCCTGGCACCGCTGATCGAACGCCGTGTCGGTCAAGCCAATGGCAGGCCCACTGACACCCGTTTCAGCGACGACGAGCTGCTCCAACGTGAGCTCTCCATGTCGCCCATGCAGTGGAAGCTCCAGTTCCTCCTGGATGCCACCCTCAGCGACATTGAGCGCTACCCACTCCGCTGTGCTGACCTGATGGTCTCCACCGTGGATCAATACCTCCCTGAGGTGGTGGTCTACGAAAAGGCCAAGCACCTGGCCCTTGATGACCTGCCCTGTGTGGGGATGGCGCATGACCCGCGCTTCTACCGCCCAGCTCAAGTTGAGGGCACAGTGCCTGCAGGAGAGGTGCCCACCGTCATGGCCCTTGACCCCTCCGGTGGGGGCTCTGACGAGTTCGCTTGGGCCATCGTCAAGGCATGGGCTGGCAACTACTACCTGATGGAGTCAGGTGGTCGCCTGGGGGGCGTTGGCGAGAGCTTGTGGCAGAAGATCGCCTCCCTGGCCAAGCAACACCACGTCAACGAGATCCTGGTCGAGACGAACTTCGGTGGCCTGGAGGTGTACGCCCAGCTCCTCAAGCCCTACCTGGTGAAGGCCGGGGCGCAGTGCCGTGTGGAACCGATCCGCTCCAACCAACGCAAGGAGCTGCGGATCATCGACACCCTCGCCCCGGTGATGCAGACCCACCGGATGGTGGTGGATCGCCGCGTCGTTGAAGCCGATGCAGAACTGCTGAAGGCTGCTGTCGAGGACAAGGACAGCTCCTACAGCCTCTTCTATCAAATGACCCGCCTCACAGCGGATCGCGGCAGCCTGCTGCACGATGACCGCCTGGATGCCTGGGCGATGTGCATCCAGTGGTTCCAGCAGCAAGCGGCACAGGACCAGCGCTCGCAGCAGCAGGCCCGGTTGCAGGAGATGCTTGAAGCTGAAGTCGCTGACTTCCGCGGCCGTGTGCTGATGACCGCGGACCGAGCCGCGATGGGCATGTCCCTCGAGCAGGCACGAATGGCGGACGCTGGTGGTTCGTACAGCTGGATCTGATGGCTGATCTCGTCAACCACCCGCCGCACTACACCGCTGGTCAGATCGAGACGATCGACTACATCGAGGACTGCGTGCAGCACGCTCCTGATGCGGTCCTGGGTGGCTTGCAGTGGCAGGTGTTGAAGTACCTCGGCAGCAGGCTGTGGCTTAAAGGCAGCACGCTGCAGGACGCCAAGAAGGCCCGCTTCTATCTCGACCGTTTGATCGCCAAACTGGAAGCCGAACACTCAAACGGTGGCAAGTGAGCTACGACCCCAAGTGGCGCGTTGAGGACGAGCGCCGTCTCCAGTGGCTGGACAAGCTGTACAGACTGGACGGACGGCACCACGAAAGCCACCCGAAGCACTGCAAGTACACCGGGCTGGCTCTCAAGTACGGCACGATGCCGTGGAAGGTGAACTAACGCCCTTGCCCGCGATAGGCCTTCTTGCCGGGCTTTGGCTTACTGCCGCGGCCTGACCCTTGAGTGGTCTTGTGGTGGACGGGCTCCTTGCGCTGAACTGCGCCGGTGCCGACTTTTGCGCGTACTGCCATGGGTTAGTCGGGGGTCATGGTCATGAGGCGCTCCAGCTCCTCTGGAGTAGGCATCGCGGCGCGTATGTCTTGAATCGGCACAGACGCTTCGATAGTTGTCGTGATGTTGTTGTCTTTGAGGAAGCGCATCCCTGCTTGTATCCCAGCGAGGCGCTCACGTGGATCATCTGACTGGAGCATTTCTTTAATGCTTGCGCCAACTAGCCCATGTATTTGGGCCAGGAAGTCTTCCGAAGCGCGTGACACAGAGCTACCCTCGGGATGTAGTTGACACCATTCAAGCAATGGCCGGCAAAAGCTGTAAGGGCAAGGGCTCTAAGGGCGGCGGTAAGAAGGCGTACTGATGGACGCCGGCCAGGTTGCCCCCAATGTCTGGCGTGTTGAGGACGCCGATCCTCAGTACACCTACATGGCGATCTGGCGCTGCACGTCGCAGCAGATTGTGCGGTTCTTCACCAACGTGGAGGCCGCTAAAAACTTCGCAACCAACGGACGAGCTGAGAGCAACTGATGTACAGCGGTGAGCGCCAGATCGTGAATGTCGGGCCGAGTGGTCCGCTGCGCGACTACCGCTCGCCTGAGCAGGCCGGGCGTAACGCGGCCCTGCCGTATCAGCAGATTGCTACGTTCCTCGACAACTTCGTCAAGACCGCCAAGCCGGTTTACGACGCCTACGTCAGTGGGCAGGTGGCGAAGGAACGGGCCACGATCATGGCCCAGCCCGAGATGCTGGATGCCTATCGCCGTGGTGATGAGGAGGCCAAGGCGTTCATCGGTGCGCTGCGTCCGCAGACCAGGGATTTCGTCAACAACTCCGTAGCTGACGCAGGGGTTGAGCAGTACAACCGCACGTTGCCGGTGCTGGTGGCGCGGGATCCGGTGCTGATCGGTGCACCACCTGAGGGCGTGTCAGAGGCGGAGTTTGCCAAGACGAAGGCCCTGCGCTTCAAGGAGCTCGAGGAGAAGGCTGCGCAACAGGCTGGGTTCGAGACGATCGACCCGGAGTGGCTCGGGACGAAGATCCCGCAGATCCAGCAGGTCAACGCAAACATCAAGGCGTTTGCCTACGGCAAGCAGGTTGAAGCGCTGGACAAGCGCGACAGCGACGCGATGGCCCGGGGGATGGGCTCGCGTCTATTCGAGCTGAACGAGACAAGACGGCAGGCACTGCAGAACAGCCGTTACGAAGACTTTGCGGCTGGTCTTGATGAGTGGTGGGGGCGCAATCTCGAGCAGTGGCAAGAGACGCGTACACCGCAGCAGATCCTGGACATTACGTGGCAGGGGTTCTCGCAGAAGTACAACGAGCTGCTGCAAGGCGGTGAGCTGGCGGATGTAGACGCTGCTGAGCAACTGTTATCGACGACGACTGCGTTGTCGTTGTCAAAGGTCAAGTTGAAGTCTGGGCAGAGCCTGGGCGAGATGAGCTTCCAAGACGGCAGCAGCCTTGGCTCAAAGCTGGCTGAGCTGCGGCTGAAGCTCAAGCCGATGCGGGACAAGCTCGAGGAAGACGAGCGCTGGCGGCAGACCATGCCGCTGTTCCAGCAGGCGATGCAGCCTGGTGCTGCAGATGCGGTGCGTGCACAGGCTTCGGCGATGTTGCCGTCGGTCTTCAGTGACCCGCGGCAGATGATGCAGGCCTATTCGATGTTGAATCAGGCCGGCGGTATTGCCGATCAGCCGACACAGGCCCAGCAGCAGACGATGGCGTTGCTGCAGATGGAGCTGAACAAAGACGGCCTGAACTACGAGCAGAAGAAGAACCTTGTGCTCAATGCTCCTGGTCTGACGTGGGAGCAGCGGTTGAAGTTTGCACCACAGGTGCAGGCGGAGCCTGGCCAAGAAGCGCGGACGATCGCTGGGGCACGGAGCTACAACCAGCTCGAGATTCAGCAATCAGGTGAATCTGTTGCTCAGGCACTGGCCGCGGCCAAGGCACAAGGACGGTTGAATCCGGGCGTACAGATTCCTGATGCCGACACCGCGGCACGTAACGCGGCGATTGCTGCAACGCGCATGACCGAGCAGCGCGTTCAGCAGATGAAGGACCAGGGCAAGATGCCCAGCGCTGATGAGACCGCTGCGATCTTCCGCAACGAGCTTGATGCCTACACGCGCTCGCAGCTGCGGCAGGCGGGTGAAGCTGCACGGCAGCGTCCGCAGAACTTCGCGGCTGTTGTGACAGGTGAGCTGGACACTGTGCGTCAGAACTTGATGCGCAATGGCGGCCAGCCCAGTGTGGAGGTGTTCCCAGAGGCCGTGCGGCAGCGTGCTGCACAGCAGGGCTATCCCAGCACTTATGTGGGGGTCCAGCGCTACTTCCTGAATCGGATGAAGAGCGCCCTGGAAGACGACGGCCAGGGCGGTCAGAAACAGGTATTCCCGGATCCGGCCAAGGTCTATCGGGACACGATGAGATCGGTGAGGGGCGGAGAGCAGTCGCAGATTGCTCCGCAGCAAAGCCCGTTGCGTCTGGATAACAACCCTGGCTTTGTTGGACTGCGGAAGATTGGAGAAGGGTTGCAGTGGCTGACTGACAAGCTTGGTTTGAAAGACCGCTATCTGCAGCAGACAGGTCAGTCACCCAAGCCGCAGACACCTGCAAAACCGCAGCAAACGTCTGCGCAACCGCAGCAGACCATGCCGGAGCAGCTGATTGGCGGTGCGTTGAACTTGTTGGTGGGTGCATCACCCGCCGCGGCCGGCGAGATGCCCAAGGGCGGCACGACTCAGCCCAACAGAGCTCCGCAGCAGAGCACGGTTGGCCTTGAGAACATCCCGATCCTGGCTGAATTGATGAAGCTGCCTGGCCGTGCAGCGCAGACGCTGGGCATCACCACCCCAGTGCTGCCTCAGACAGCGGCTGGTGTGCCTGTCCGCCCAGTGCCGTTGGCCATCAACAACGACATGCACCCATTGTTTGTGGCGATCGGAATCAACGAGGGCACGCGCACGCCAAATGGCGGGTACACCAAGGCGTACTACGGGCACCGCGACCCGGGGAACGGCGCGTTCAACGTCGGCACTGTCAGCGGCCAGCAAGGCGGGAGCCCTCAGGCAACGGATCAGCGTTGGGCAGGGATCCTGAGCCAGACCATGTTGTCCGCGACGCCGATCCTGGTGCGCAGCGGATTGCCGCAGAACAGTGTCGGATTCCAGCGGATGCTGTTCAACATCGCGGACTTGAAGGTGCAGGCCCCAGCAGCAGTGCCTGATTTCATCAAGCGTCTGCCGCAGATCGTGCGCCAGGGCGTGACGATCGAAGCGATTGCCAAGGCGCGGGCGGATTCATTCATCAATCCAGCCACCGGACGTCTTGAGGCCGCCGGATTCGGCAACAACTACCAGACCTTGCTGCGGGATCAACGGTCCCGGGCAGGGACCTGGGATTACAAGCGGAGACTCTGATGCCAGCTCGCTACGACGCCAAAACCGGTCGCTGGGTCTACGACGATCCGCTGGCACCGGTCGCTACTGCCAACGCAATGCCTGCTGTCGGGTCCAGCCCGTTTCAGCAGAGCGCGTTCTTGGACCGACGCGATAACCAGATGAACCTGCAGACAGGCGAGGCCCTGTCGCAGCAGAACGCTGAACGTCGCCCGATGTTTGCGGAGAACCCGCTGGGTGAAGCGTTCAACATCGCGGCCAACGCCGGCACTGCTCTGGTGACGGATTACCTGGACCTGGCAGCAGGCCTGGGTGATTTGGCCGTCCAGTCCCAGCAATACGTGGCTGGGCAAGGCTTCAACTGGGACAAGGTGCTGGACGACAGCGACAACCCGTGGACGAAGTGGCGCCGGCAGCAGTTTGAGCCGAAGAGCCAAGCGGGCCAGCTTGTTAGCAATGTGGTGCGGGTGGGCGTCAGCCTGCTGACCTTGCCGAAGGTGGCGGCCAAGGGTGTGACGCTGCCATTGCAGGCCGCAAAACGGGCGCCGGTTGTTGGTGGCGCAGCGGGTGCCGCACTGAAGGGCCTCGACAAGGTGAGCGACGCCTACAAGGGCATCACTGCTGTGGACGGCGCCGGTGACACGATGACCGCGCTGCAAGGCCTGCGCCGGACGGTCCCGAACGCCTCGAAGGACGCCAAGCTCCTGGACAGCGTTACCCGCAACGACTGGTTGTTTGCCACCTACGACGATGTGGGCCGTGCCATCCAGGGCGGCAAAGCTGAGCTGACCGGTGTTGCGGACTGGTTCGACAACGTGCGGCGCAGCACCGCGGCACTGACGCAGCTCGGCAAGGCCAGCACTCCGCAGAAGATCAAGACGATCGGAGAGGCTCTGGCGTGGGATGCCTTCGTGGCCTTCAACGTCTACGGCGAGGGCGACGCCGAGATGGATGAGACGTTCTCGGACTTTCTGGCCAGCTTCGACAACCCGATTGCACAGACCATCGGCTCGCCGTTGGCGACGATGGCGGAGGACAACGCGCTGACGCGGAAGTTCAAGCAGATGGTTGAGGGCATTGCGATGGCAGCCCCGATCAACGCGGCGTTCGACATGTACCGGGTGTACCGGTACTCGAAGAACTTCAAGGCTGGCAGCGATCAGGTGAAAGCCGAGATGCTGCGGCGCCTGGGTGGTTCTTCGCAGGAGATTGGTGACAGTATCGGCCGCTCGGTGATGCCGTTGCTGCCGCCAGGTCGATTGACGACCGACGAGCTGTTCGAGTCGCTGAACCTGCAGCGGCAGGTTGCGGATCAGCAGGCCGGCCTTGCCCAGCAGCAGGTTGACCTACAGCAGTGGATGACGAACCGCGTCCAGGGCCAGCAGCAGGCGACGGATGCGATGGCCCAGCAGGGCATGGATTCGCCTGTGCCTGGCATGTCGCAAGGTGCGTTTGACGAGGCAGCCATGCGTGCCGCAGGTGGTCGCACCTTGGCAGGCGCACCTGATCCGCAGGCCCTGCCTGGCACCGGCGTCAACACAATGCAGCTTCCTGCTGCAGAGGGTCAGGTGGGCCAGCCCGGGGCTGATCCGGCTGGATTACTTGGCGCTGGTGGTCCGCCGGTCCCTGTGACCCCAGGGGTGGTGCCCGTCACCGTGCGCGACTTGGGTGGTGCTGTGCCACGGCCACCGGAGCCGGTGGTGACACCGCAGACGATCCGCAACGGCTTTGCGCAGGATGCGCTGCGGGTGATGCGCGAGATGAACGAGCTCACCTTCGTGGAGGGCGCCGATGGGGTCTTCACACAGATGAGCGACACCATCAAGCGCTTGGTGCCGCGCACTCGTGTGGATGCACTCGAGTATCTGCAGAACTTCCCGCCGCAGTTGAACGAGGTGGGGATGCCCAATGGCATCGACTCGATCTGGACGAACTTCCTGTACGACCGCGGACTGCAGGAAGGTTGGGCAAGCATCGACCCGGATACGTTCCAGATCAGGTTCAACCGGGCCAAGGCAGCTGAGTTTGACCGCTCGAGCGCTGTGATCCGCCAGGCGGAAGCATTGGATCAGGCTCGGCAGATCGACGAGTTCAACACTGAGCTGGTTGACGTGGCCGAGAGTTTCAAGGCAGCGCAGCAGGAGCAGCCCATCCCGATTGATGCGCAGCAGTCCGCCCGGCTTGCGGAGATGGAGCAGGACCCCGCGCTGCGTCTTGCAGCAGAGGAAGCTGCCGCCGCGGCCGATGAGGTGGACCGGCTGGATGCGTCAGAGGCGCTGCGGCTGTCTGAGGCGGAGCTGCTGCAGGTCAGTGGCCGTATGGGCGATGAAGAGGTTGTCCGCGAAATGCTGGGCACAACCCTTGACACCGTTCAACCCCCTCAAGTGCTGCGTGCTGAGGTGGGTCGAGGCTGGGAAGTGTTTGATCAGAATGGCGAACTGATTGGCCGGACGACAACACAGAAAGCCGCTCGTAAGCTGGCTGAGCAACAGCTTCGCAAGGATCGTGATGCACTGCTTGCTCGCGCACGACAGATGGAAGCAGACGCGACAGATGAGGCACTGAACGTGCAGGTAGGTGTGCCGGTGTTTGACTCCGACATTGTGGGCAAGATCAAGCTCACTGATGCACAGATCAGTGCTGTGCAGGGCGTCCTGCCTCGCCTTGATTCGATGCTCGATCAGGCGTGGATGAAGCGTCGTGGTGAGTCGGCCTTCTTCAACATCAACCAGCTGGGCCCACAGCAGCGCACCTTCGAGCTCACCCAGGGCGACATGAAGGCGCTGGGCGAAGGGATCCGTCAGGTGTTGCAAGACGCTGGCGACCTGAAGGGCAGCGCCAAGCTGCGTGCATTGCGCAATCTGGCCGACAAGCTAGACACGCAAATGAAGCTTCTTGCTCCAGAAGCAAGAGCACAAAAGTTCGTCGATGAGCTCACGCAGGAAGCGAGAGCGTTCATGGACACCGGCAAACTCTGCGATTACCTCTGATGGCTATCTGCTCCCCTTACGGCTCCTCGAGGTTCATTGAGCGGACTGAGGAGAACGATCGCGGCGGGATCCTTGGCCGTGTCTTGCGTCAGGCCAACGAGAACGACAGGAACGTCCTCCCGCGTGAGGGGTATGACGCGAAGTGGATGAGTGATTACCAGGTGCTCCTCCGCAACACGCTGCCAATGGATTGGGAGCAGCTGACGGAGTATTTCGTCAAGAACGGCTGGATCAAGGTTGATCGAGCTGCATCCAAAAAAGCTGGAACGGACCTGTTCAGCCTTGGCCGCATCTCGGCTCAAGAGGCAGGCACCGCGGCGGCTGTCACCAAGACCTACCTCGAGTCGATGGGTGGAGGGCTGCAGCAGGCTGCTGACAACTTCCTGATGAAGGTGAACGCGGGTGAGGCCGCGACACAGGAGGGGTTGTTCCTGGCTAGCCAGATGCAGCACGCCAGCCGCTTTGCTGGATTCGTGCTGGGCTGGGACCAGGACTACGGCCGAGCTGTTCGCATCCAGGGCCTGCGCAATGCGGGACCGGAGGTGATCCGCCGTAGCTCCCAGGAGATTGCGGAATCTGGTGTCACGGAGGGAATGGCCCAGGCGATGGGCGATGCCTTTCAGGAGATCGCCAAGAAGATGCAGGACCCGGCGCAGTACGTCGATGCGATCAACGATCTGGTGACGCTGGCCAAGCGGGTGAAGTTCGCTGACTCACCGCTGAAAGCCTTCCGCATCAGCAGCTCCATCGAGCTGGCGGGTAGCGCCTGGAATGAGGTGTGGGTGAACGGCTTGCTCTCGAGCCCCGCCACGGTGGCCACTAACGCCTTGAGCGTGACCTGGGCTGTGGCACGGCCAATGGCTCAGTTCATGACGGCCAAGGCCTACGAGATGGCCGGACTGCCGGGCAAGGAGTTTGCGCAGCAGGCTGCAGCAGAGGCCGGCGCCACGTTGAGCGCGATGTACACGGCGCTGAATGATGGCGTCAAGCTGGGATGGAACGCCTGGAAAACGGAGCAGAGCGTCTACGCCCCGTTGACCGGCACCACGGAGCTTGCGAAGGGGCGTGCGATCAGCGGCGCTGCAGTCAGTGAGTTTGCTGCCAAGCGTGGCTGGGATCAGCAGGCGGACCAGTACGCCGAGATGTTCGACACGCTGGGGCGGATCGTGCGGTTGCCCAGCCGTGCGTTGCTCGGCAGTGACGAGTTCGTGAAGCACCTGGTGGTGCGCGGCGAGGTTGCCGCTCGAGGCGTGGAGGCCGCGGCGAAGGCCGGTGCGGATCTGACGGATAAGGCGGCACTGAAGCCGTTCATCGACCAGGAGTTCGGCAAGGCCTTCCGCCTCGATGCCCCTGACCTGCGCGACAAGTTCGCCGTGCAGCGGGTGTACGACTACGCCTTGGCCGTACGTGACGAGGCCAATGTCGCCACCTTCCAGGAGCAGAACAGCTTTGCCAACTGGGTGACGAGCATCAACACGAAGTTCCCGATGCTCAAGCCGTTCATTCCCTTTGTGCGGACCCCGCTCAACATCCTCAAACAGGGCTTCTACGAATCCACTGGCTTGGGTGCTGCAGTTAAGGCTGGGCAGCTGGCCTTGGCGAATCCAACCCGGGCGCACCTGGCGATCCTTGACGAGCTGCGCCGTGATCCTGGCGAGAGCTTCCGCGTCGCTGGCCAGATCGCGATGACCGGAGGTTTGGCCGCAATGATCTACGGCGGGGTGATGAACGGGCAGATCATCGGCGGTGGCCCTGGTCGCTGGAGCAAAGGTGGCAAGGCCAGTGATCAGCAGAAGGCCTGGGAGCGGGCGCTGTCGGAGCAAGGCCGGACGCCGTATTCGGTGATGACGCCTTTCGGTGCCATGCCGTTTGACCGCTTCGGTGAGCCGGTCGCCGTTGTGATGCGCATGGTTGCCGACGTGGCGCAATACAGCGGCGAGATCAGCGAGGCGGAGAAAGACGAGGCGATGTTCACGATCGCCGGCATCGCGGTGTCTGGTCTGTACCAGGCGTCGTTCCTGAAGGGTGTGGACGACCTGATGGGTGCAGCGTTCGGCGACACCGATACCGGTGTGCTGAAGGCCCGGGCGGTACAGAACTACGTGGCGACGCAGACGCCCTTTGGCAGCCTGCTCAACTTCCTCGACAAGGCCACTGATCCGTACCGCAAGGCGTACAGCGGTGCGTCATTCGCTGAGGTGATGCGCGTGCATGAGGACAGCCTCGGCACGGGAATCCTGGCGAAGTTCGCCGATCGGATCCCTGGGGTCAACACAGCGCCGAACCTGATTGATCAGGTGACGGGCCTGCCGGTTCCGGTGTACCCAGGAGTGGGCACGACAGGTCTGAACCCGTTCCAGATGGCGATTCCGTTCCTGCCGCGTGGACAGAAGAGCGCGGACCAGACCTGGACAAAGATCTTCGAGATCATGGGCAGCTACAGCGAGGCGAAGCCCCAGGGGATGCGGCTGACGAATCAAGAGCAGCAGTCGTTGAACAGGGAGATGGCGAGCATCCGGCTGAATGGCCTGACGTTTGCTGAATGGGTGAACCAGTTCCATGGCACGGCTGAGGTGCAGTCGTACATCAGGAACAAGAACGGAACGCTGACTGAGCTGCGCGATGGTGTGGAGGCTGAGTTCAGCCGGATGAAGAGCGCCTACATGAATCAGGCGCTAGATAACTTGTCGATGCGGAACACTAACCTGCTGCAACGTCGCTCATTCCTTGAGACGGCAAGACAGAAAGCTCGCGTCAATGACATGTCATACGAGCAAGATCTGTCGGCCCTTGATGCACTCTTTGATCGTGCTCGACAGGGCTTCTAGCGTTAGCTTAGGGAAAAGTCGTTTGGTGCAATGTCCGCTCCCTCCTTTACCTACAGCGGCAATGTCTACACCGCAGGTACGGCGGGAACGGTTGACTTCGCACTTGTATCTACGACAGGCAATGCGATCCCATACCTAGAGCCATCTCACATACACGTCTACAAAAGCGCGAATCAAGGTGCGACCTGGACTGAGCTGACTCGACCGTCCCAGTGGGACTTTGTGACCAGCGGTACGGTCGCACGTCTTGCCTCCGGCATTGCTGCGGGTGAATGGGTGAAGGTGCAGCGGATTACTCCGTCCTCCTCCGCTTATGTGACCTTCCAGCCTTCGTCACTGCTGACGGCAGATCAGCTGAACGACGAGTCACTCTTTAATACGTATCTCAATCAAGAGCTCTTCGACCAGGGCAATCAGTCGGCGACAACAGCGGCCAGTGCTGAGGCTGCGGCAACGGCTGCGACAACCGCTGCAAACGCTGCAACAGCTGCCGCAACGACGGCAACAACAACAGCGAACGCCGCCTCGGCGACTGCAGCAACGGCCCTCTCGACGGCCAATACAGCGGCCACCAACGCCTCGGCCGCGGTCAACACGGCAAACACAGCGTCAACGAACGCGAGTGCTGCTGTGTCAACGGCAAACACCGCAAGCACAAACGCGACAACCGCTCTTAACACCGCGAACACGGCGAGCACAAACGCATCATCTGCTGTCACAACGGCAAACACAGCTGCAACTAACGCGGCGTCTGCAGTCAGCACCGCCAACAGTGCGGCGTCTAACGCATCGACTGCTCTTTCGACTGCGAATACTGCGCTTTCCACCGCCAACGCAGCGTCAGCCACGGCGACTACTGCTGCGTCAAACGCATCAACCGCGCTGTCTACGGCGAATACTGCGAACGCCAACGCTTCTGCGGCTCTGAACGCCGTTGCAAGCAGCGTTCAATACCAGCTTGTCGCGAACGTCGCGGCAATTCCCTCTTCGCCTGCAGATGGTGATGCAGTTGAGGTTGCCAACTCGACAGGGATTGAAAGCTTCTCTCCACTGGCGAACCGTCCTGCTGGCTTCGTTGGTGACACCGGACTCAGCGTTCGGATGCAGTACACCACGTCTGGATCGACCTGGAACTGGCTGAACTACTTCGCTAACGACTCTGACACTCGGTATCTGAAGAAGAGCGGCGGCACACTGACTGGTGCTTTGACGCTGAACGCTGACCCGACGCAGAACCTGCAGGCTGCCACCAAGCAGTACGTGGACAACGTGGCCAGCTCTGGTGGTCTGCCACTGACCGGCGGCACGATGACCGGTCAGATCCTGGGTGATAACAGCACATCGGCCTCCACGCCTGGCTACGCCTTTGACGGAGACTCAAACACCGGTCTGTTTACAACTGGGGCGGATGAACTCGCGCTGGCAACTGGTGGCGTCGCCCGTCTGGCGATTGATTCGTCCGGTGCCGTTTCGATTGGTGGGGCTGTAGCAGTTGGTGGTCAGGCTGTTGTCGTCACGAATGATCCTCGGCTTACTGATGTACGCACACCGACCGACGGCAGTGTCACTGATGCAAAGGTTAGCGCAGGCGCTGCGATTGCCGGCAGCAAAATTCAAGCCGCAAGCACTGTCAACGTAGGAGTTGTTCAGCTGACTGACTCTACGAGCAGCACCAGCACGACAACGGCTGCGACACCGGCATCAGTCAAGTCTGCTTACGACCTGGCCTTATCAGCATCTGGTGCAACAGGCGGCGGAACCGACAAGGTGTTTGTCCAGAATGACCAGGCAATCACGACCAGTTACACGATTCCATCTGGCAAAAACGCTTCGTCAGTTGGGCCTGTGTCAATTGATGCGGGCGCGACTGTCACCATTTCAGCCAACTCCACCTGGGTGATCCTCTAATGGCCTACGGAAAAGTCAAAGCCGACTCGATTGAGTCGAGCACGCAGTCAATCAACGTTGATGATCTCGCCACTACGGCGACTTCGATCCCGTCTTCTCGGACGATTAGCGCAGGCACGGGGCTGAGCGGTGGCGGTGATTTGACCGCGAACCGAACGATCAGCGCTGACGTGGCCAGCCAGGCCGAAGCAGAGGCCGGCGCAAGCAGCACCAAGCTGATGACACCGCAACGCACAGCGCAAGCGATTGCAGCGCTGAGCGGCGGAGCTGTGTATTACAACCGCCGTCCGGCGCTGTATCGCGGCTCGCTGTTCTACAAAACAGCTGCGGCCACAATCAGCGTGGCAGCGGGTGCTGTGCTGAATGGCAAGTATTACGCCACAGCTACAGCTGTGACGATGCCAAGCCACAGCAACAACACTGATTACGCCATTTGGCAAAACCCCAGCACGGGTGCTCTGGTGGGCGATGCGAGCTTCACCACAGCACCGGCGGGTGCCACTGGCGGCTCGATTGTTGGCGGCTACCACTACATCCCGAGTGGCCGGCCCACGGCCGTGAACAACGGCAGCCCGACTGGCTCGGCCGAGATTCTGGAGTTCAGCCTTTGGGATCTGACCTATCGGCCCAGCTGCCCAGATCCGCGTGGCATGGCTTGCATCAACGACGCGTTCTGGATTGACCTCTATCTGGCTGGCGCCACCAGCTATGCCGGCAGCACGTTTTCAGCAGTGCCCAGCAGCAAGATCGGGCTCACGATTGCAGACGGTTCCAGCGCCCCCCTGGTGCCCGCCCAGTACGGCGGTAATGGCAGCACCACCTATGGCAGCTTCACCTGGTACGAAGCGTCGGAGATGGCGGCCAGTTTTGGCAAGCGCTTGCCGTCCTATGGCGAGTTTTCTGCCGCTGCCTTTGGTGCCCCTGAGGCCACCAGCCGGGGCACGGACCCGGGCACGGTGATCTGGGAGCGAGCCAGCAAATTCGGCCTGGCACAGGCCACAGGAACGCTCTGGCAGTGGGGCTCTGACTACGCGCTGGCAGGCAGCCCGGCGGCTTGGACAACCAACCCCACAGAGGGTCGAGGCGATGTCTACGACAGCGGCTTCTCCCGCGCCGTCATCCTCGGGGGCGACTGGGGCAGCACGTCGAATTCCGGTTCGCGTGCTGCTGACTGGTACGACGCTCCTTGGGCCTCCAACTACAGCGTTGGGGCGCGTTTTGCGGCCGGGCACCTGGTGCTTGGCTAGGAGGCCCGGCAGGGCCGACTCCCATGACCAGTAAGCGAGCCTCTGCGGATCCCTCCAAGGAGGCTCATGGCCTCTACATGGTCGAGAAGTACGAGCGGGTGATCGACTACCTTTACCCGCTCGCGCAGACGATCCCCCGCAAGCACGGCACCTTCCGCGAGCTGTTCATCCGTCAGTTGTTCCTGGTGGCTGAACAGCTCAATGACGCCATCAAGGCCAATCAGCTCAGCCGCTGCTACGTGCTTGACGGGGGCCTGGGGCAACTGCGCCTGCTGCTGCGCTTCATGGTCCACCACAAGCGCAAGCTGATGACCGAACACCAGCTGGAGACCAGCCAAGCCCTGGTCGGCGAGGTGGGCGCCATGCTCGGCAGCTGGATCAAGCGGCTGCACGAACAGAAGAAAAGTGCGAAGGTGTAAGCGGGCTTGATGGGAGCGCCGTCATCCTCGGGGGCAACTGGAACAACACGTCGAATTCCGGTTCGCGTGCTGCTAACTGGAACAACACTCCTTGGAACTCCAACAACAACATTGGGGCGCGTTTTGCGGCCGTGGCCACTGCCAAACACCACCACGCTCTGCTGTTTCCACGGGGCAGCAGGCCGGTGCCAACCAGGTGCCAGCCATCAAGTCCAGCTTCGGCGAACTCAGGGCCGAGTGGTGGCAATGGCAGGGAGTAGCTCATCGAAACCTGCCGTCACCTTCCAATGGGCAAGAAGTTTCGCAACCTCTACGAGCAGATTTACCAGTGGGATAATTTGCTTGCGGCTTATGCAGAAGCAAGGCGCGGCAAGACCTACAGCGGCTCCTATCTGCGCTTCAAGGAGTACGCCTATGCCAACCTCAGGCATCTTCAACTGCGGTTGATTGAAGGCGGCTGGAAACCAGACCCGCAGCTGCAATTCGACATTGTTGATCCCAAGAAGCGCACGATTGCCTGCCAGAGCTTTCGTGACCGGGTGCTGCACCACGCCCTGATCCAGGTGGTCGGGCCGATCTTGGATGCAGCGATGATGCCGCAGGTGTTCGCCTGCAGGGTCGGACTGGGCACGCACAGATGTGTCACGCGGATGCAGCAGCTGATGCGCCAGAACCCAGAGGCGTGGGTGCTGCACGTGGACTTCAGCAAGTTCTTCCCAACTATTCCGCAGGATCTTTTGCTGGCCTACCTGGGGAAGAAGCTGGCCTGCCGGCGCACGTTGCTGTTGATCGAGCAGGTGCTGTCGGTGCAACCTTCTGGCGTGCCAATCGGCGCACTCACCAGCCAGACCTTTGCCAACTACTGGGGCGGCAAGTTAGACCGCTTCATTGCCCAGCAGGGCATCGGTTGCTTCGTGCGCTACATGGATGATGCGGTGATCATCGTGCCGTCAAAGGTGGCCGGCCTGGCGCTAAAGGATCGGATCTGCGCCTTCGTCGCAGGCGAGATGAATCAACACATCGGCAAGTGGAGCCTAGGGCCGGTTGAACGCGGGGTCACGTTCTGCGGGTTCCGTATCCGGCGGAAGTTCAAGCTGGTGAAGCGGCAGTCGATGATCCGCCAGCGGAGGCGGCTCAAGCTACTGCTCCAGCACGAAGATTACGAAGGCTGGAAGTGCTCGCAGATTGCCTGGATGGGGCATCTGCGCCATGGTGATGGTCAGAATGGCCTTGTATCTCTGGGGCTCGCTTCACCATGCTGATCATCAACACTCCGTCCGACCTGACTGCGGCCGAAGCCGGCGAGGAGCGGACGGCATTTCTCACCAGCCTGTTGAACGATTACATCACCTTTGACGATGCGGTCTACCCCGCTGACTATGACAAGGCGCTGCAGCCAGGTGATGACGGCTACATCGCCCCTGTGATTCGCCAGGAGTGGAACGCAGGCGCGGCTGCTGCCTGGGGATTTACGTCTCGCCAACAGGTTGAAGCGGCTCTGGCTTGACGCTCCATGGCAGTTACCCTGCGAGGGTGAAGAATCATGAGCCGTGCTCGAAGTCGCTTCTGTTGTAGGTGTTGCCGCCACTGGCGCACTATGGAAGATGGCGGTGGAGCACGGCTCAATGAAGCGAGGCATGGACGCCATCCTCAATGAGGTGCGTCTTCTGCGGAGTGAATTGCAGAAGGACATACACCTGTTAGAAGACGACCTGCGTGATCATGAAGTGCGCATCCGCAGGCTGGAGCACAAACACTTGCCAGGTGGCAATGAGTAAGTAGGGTTTGTTCAGACGACTTCCAGCCGTGAGTCACCTGTCTGACTATGTAGCGCTAATCGTTGCCCTGCATGGTGTTGCGCTCGTCATCGTGAACATGACGCCCACACCGAAGGACAACGAGGCATTGGACAATTACCGGCGCATTGCCGTGAAGTTGTATAGGGCGATTGAGATCATCGCCGGCATCATCAGCCCAAGGGTGAAGCGCTGAGCCATGCAACCCTTTGTCCCCTCCACCGAGCTTGCATTTCGTGAGGAGGCGACGAGGCGAGTCCTGCAGGAGCTGTTCGACGACAACGACCTGCAGGGCTTGATGGATGCAGCGCTGCTGCTGAACAAGCTGTGGATCCAGCAGACAGCGATTGCTAGGTGGTTTGCCCACGAGGCTGCGGAGAACCTGGGTGAGGCCTGGGACGCCAGCCGATCTAAATGACCGTCCTGGTGTTGTGGTTGGGGTCGCTCTCGTCCAGGCCGTGGACCTCCGGGCCAAAGCCTGTGGCCAGCAGTTCATCGCTGAGGCCCTCAACAGGTTCAGCTTTCTTGCCACGTGCTGCATCAGCCGCCTCAAGGGATGCGATCCAGCTGTCGTAGGCCTCCCGTGATGGGATCTTGCTAGGCAGCTTGAGCCACTTCCGTACCTCCTTGGGACAGCGCAGGAAGACGGAGGCGTTGTTGCTGTAGACGATGTAGAAGCGACCGTTCCAGTCGCGGCCTGTCTCGATGCTGGTGTGCACGGACAGGTGAAGGCGTTCACGCTTCATGGGCGGCAGGTCAGATACCAGCCACCGGAACCACCTGGCATCCAGCGTGGATCCCAGTTCTTGCGGCTGTAGATCATGCCGGCGCCTTTGGTGTTCTTGGCGTAGCCGCCTTGCACCAGTAAGGCCTCCCCATTGGGATCGTTCTGGATCCAGGCCACGTCCGTGTAGCCGATCACTACGGTCCAGTGGCCCCCGCCGCGGGGTGCGCTTACAGGTCCTTGATGCAGCCAGCCAACAGCGACGGGCCGGCCGGCATCAATCTCGTGCTCCAGGTCTTTCTGCGTGCCGTTCGTGTGGAAGTCGGCCTTGAGGCCCAGGGATCGCAGTGCAGCGAGTTGAGCTTCTGCTGAGGTGGTGTCGCCGTACTTCGCACGAACAGCGTTGTAGGCGTCGTCGTTGGCCACCTTGCCCCAGAACATGGCGAGCATGGCGCAGCTGGAGGAGAAGCACTCGCGGTAGCCAGTGCCGCTCTTGTTATCCAGCTGGCTCTGCCACTTCACATTGAGCAGCGTGGACTTCTTGGTGAGGGGCGTTGTGTTGCCCTGCCATAGCTGCCCTTCGGCGCGGCGGCGGCGCAGCAGGCCCGCCTCCACGTTGGTGCCTGGGTTGCGGTAGAGCTCCAATGCGGCTGGTACCTTGTCCCATGCCTTGTCACGCAGACAGCGGCTGATGGTTTCAAACCCAGCAGCACCCATGAAGCCAGCGCCAAGGTTGTAGGCAAAGCTGATCAGGGCGCATTGCTGCCCCTGGTTCATCTCCGGCCAGTGGGGGATCGTGCTGCGCAGCTTCTTGGCGATGGATGCGACGTCGCCCTCGAGCAGTTCGTTGGCATCGACGACGGTGATCTGGTCTCCGCGCTGCACCTTGCGCCCATCTCGGTAACGGGTGGTGCCGTAGCCAATCGTCCAAGGATCACCGCCGCTTAGCGGGTCGGGATAGGCACTCAGGTGGCATCCCTCGAAGTCCTTGATCAGCTTCGCGGCGGGTTCATAGCCAGCTGTTGAGCCTGCATCCCGCCAGTCCTGCACCCATTCGGCTGACTCACACAGCAGCCCAGGGTCTGCTTCTTTGATGTGCCGGCCAAGCTTGACGATGGCCCGCATCTGGTGATCGAGCCCCTTGTAGTTGTCCCAGAACTGCAGCCAGCGCTGGTCCGTGAATTGCACCTGATCAATCGTCATAGCAAAAGAGGGGGACACGCCCCCTCGGTCCGACCTTTGCCTCCGCACTGCACGTTAGGCAGCAGTTGACACAAGGCAAGCACTGCTGTCAAAAGGTGCAGGTTCTGTCTTGTCCTCGCGGACTAGCAGGATGGCGTCGCCGTCGATCTCGACGTTCACGTAGTCGCCAGGCTTCAGGCCGATCTGATCGGTGTAGGCGCGGCTCACAGGCACCAAGCCCTTCGGGCCAACCTTGAGGCGGTAAGTGGGTTCCTTGCCGAGTCCTTCTGGCATGTTCACGGTGAATGATCCAAGGTCGTAGCCATTGGCCTGGCTGAAGGCGGAGAAGAACTTGCTCTTCTGCAGGGTGCGGCGACCGCCACGGCTGGCGGTGTAGCCAGCGCCTTCGATCAGCTTCTCGAGCTCACCACCCTCATTCGCCTTCAGGTAGTCGAGGAGCTCCTGCCCTTGTAGGCGTGCCATGTGACAAATGCTTGTACGGTGTCAAGTGTATCAATAGAACTTGAGTTGACCAGCATCGTTCATGTAGCTGAAGCTCATTGCACCTTGAACACCACTCAAGATGGAGTTGCCGATGGTGAATCCAAGGTTGCCTGTCGAGGGCTGCGTTGGGCCGATGTACTCCGGCTTCAGGCCCTTGATGGGCTTGAGCGGATCGAAGTAGATCTCCTCGCGGTACGGCTTGCTGAGGCTCACCACCGAGCTGGTGTAGTCAGCCTGAGCCGACGCCAGCTGCGCTCCGTAGGCATTGGCACGCCAGCCGAAGGACGGGATCGTCAGCTTCGACATTGTTTGATTCAGCATCGACGCTTCGTTGTCGCTGCGCTTGATCGTGGCCGCGGCACGCTCCGTCATGTCCTGCATCCCTAGGGCATAGATGCCCATCTGCTGAGCGAACTCGCCCTTGATGGCGCTGTTCAGCAAGCCAAGCCGCACCTTGCGTGACGTGGCGTTGTTCTGCAGTTCGCCCCAGCTGCGGCCCAGTTGCTTGGCGGCCTGCGCCATCAGCAGCTTGCCGGTCTGTCCGCCGCCCTGGCGATCAGATCCACGAGCTCCAGCCTTGCTGTCCTCCACCAGGGCCTGGATCTTGTTCAGCTGCCAGCCCAGGTAGTCACGTTGCTCCTCGAGTGCCAGGCTGCCCACCAGCTCCTCGGTCTCCCGGTTGATCTTGCTGGTGGCCTGAGCGCTTTGCAGCGCGGTTTGGTTGACCTGGTTCAGGAACTGCCGTGTGGTCTCGAGCGTGTCGATCGTCAGCGCCTGCATCCGGTACGGATAGTCCACCGATGCTTTGGCGAACTCGCTGTTCTGCTCCAGCGACGCCCGAGCTGTGATCTCCCCGATACGGGTGCTCAGCTGCTGGGACGCAGCATTGAGCATCTGGGACTGGTAGGCCTTGTAGTCCGCAGCCTTCTGCCGCTCGTTGAAGCGCAGCTGTTCGACACGGGCCTTGTCCCACCACCACTGAGTCTTGGCTGCCAGGTTGGACAGCCGCCACTCCTGCACGTCCCGCTTGAAGCGAGCCTTGGCTTGCCGCTCCGCTTCCTTGTACTGCGCATCTGCAGCAGCCTTCGATGAGGCTGCACCAAAGACTGAGCTGCCGATCCCGGCGACTGCTCCAATAACAGCTCCGATAGGGAAAGGCATCAGCCCACGCTCCTCGACCGATCGTTGTAATTGCCTTCCCAGATGGCGCCAGTGATCGTCACGGGAAGGTAGCTGTCACTCTCGACGATAACTCTGCACTCTGTGTTCTTGCTATACACCGGAGCCCGGAATGTCCCTGTATCAACGAAGCTCGTTTCTGTTGTCAATTCGTTGTTGAGCACGTTGAGCTTTCTGCTTCTGTACTCGTACCGGCTGTCGATCGCCCGTCCGTTCCGTTTCACCACCACGTCGTAGAAACCGGTGTTGAAGTGGTTGATCTGCCACGTCGCCACCTGCAGGCGCCCGGCCTGCTCCCCGACCACGCGCTGCCGTGCCTGATCTCGGGACGGGACAAAGGCCTGCGTGAACTCGTACTCCATTGAGTAGCGGCGGCCGATCGCCAGCTTGGAGCTGCTCCAGTCACCAGGCACATTGCAGGTGATCGTGGTGCCAGATGATGCTGAGCCGATCTCATACATCTTCGGCCCGCTGTTATCCGGCCTGGTGACGATGCTGGTTAAGCCCTGCATCTGATACGGCAGGGTGAACGTGGTCCTGTTTGTTGTGGAGTTGTAGCTAGCCGTGATGTTGTTCGTCGTCGTGTAGTCGCTGTTGCACTCGGGATACCGCAGCTGGCGATCCATGTGGATTGTCGGCGTGCTCATCTGATCCAGCTCCTCGCTGTTCATGTAGCAGCTGTATGTTCCGTCTGGATAGGCCATCAGGAACCACAGCTCGTTCCCGATGAACTTCAGCCAAACAATGTCGCCATCAAAGGTCCACTCGCTCCAGCTGGCCTGGCTTTTGGCAAGGCTGTCAGTGCCCGACTGCCACAGATACTTGTAGACGTACAGCTTCTTTTTGTTGTTGGGCGTGCGGCACACGGCCATGTCAATCGTCTCTCCCACATCCCAGTGTGTGGCCAGGCCGTCGATGTACTTCGGCAGTGAGGACGTGATGTTCAGGCTGCCGCCCAGGTTCAAGCCGAGTCGCCGCGAGATCGTCTCGATGAACTGGTACTCGCGGAAGTTTGTGTAGTTGAACTCGTTGGTGGCGAAGATCACAACGGGACCAGCGATCTTGGGGCGCAGGTCAGGGTTCATCAAGATGTTGCTCAGCCGCAGGATCGTGGCTGTGCGTGGCGTCAATACATCCACGTCGGCTGGCTTGATCTGGAACTGACTGTTCCCGCTGAAGACAAGCAGCGACTCATTCACCGGCAGCAACCAGTTCAGCCTGGTGCTCGTCTCTGATGTGGCACGTAGGTCAATCGGGTCTGTCTCCAGAACCGCGACAGATGTGTCAGGGAAGAAGTTGAAGATGTCATCGGTCTCGCTCATCACCACGTTCTCGCCAGCGCAGATCGCGTAGCGGCCGCGGAACAGCACGTGATCCTTGATGATCTGCCCGACGAAGCTTGGGGTCGGCACCGTTGTCTCGTCGCCCGCCGTGCGGCTACCCCATGTGGGGAACGTGTACGTGTAGGTGACTCCGCCAGTAGTCAAGCTCCGTGTGGCGCCATCTGCTGGGCCAACGAAGAACACCTGGGGTGCTGCCCGGTAGATCACCAGCGGCATCGTGTTCTCGTCGAGCTTGAACTTCTGCCCGGGCTTTAAGGTCTCGACCCATGTGCCTTCACCGAACGAGCTGCCGTCGTTGGTGACGAACTTCACCCAGTAGTCGTCCTGCGCGTTGGCCGGCTCTGAATCCACCTTGACAACAAAGCCGTTGTACGCCCTGGCCGGCAGGTCGGAGAACTTGGAGACCGTGCTGCGGATCACCCGGGCCAGCGTGTTGGAGCGGCTGTCGTCCAGCTGCAGGGTGAAGGCACCACCGTCGTTCTTGGTGACGAGCACCACGGCCCCGTTAGCGGTGGCGGTGTAGCCACTCACGCCGTTGATCTGTGTGGCTAGGCCTGAGGCCACCGTGGCAGTGCTGATCGTGTTGTTGGTGTCTGTGACCTTGGGGGTCGTGACAGCCGTTAAAGCCGTGCCTGCCAGCGTCACCGTGTAGCTGACGTCGTAGGTCACGCCCTGCACAAAGATCAGGGCATCGGTCTTGGCAGCAGGTGCGGTCGTTGCCGACAGGGCTGTGCTCTTCTCGCGGTTCAGCAGCAGGCCCAGGGGCCCGTTGTTGATTAGGACGAACTTCTTGTACAGCTCAGTCAGCTGATAGATGTAGCTCGTGCTGTCGCCAACGATCCGCTCATACGGCGAAGCGTTGATTGTCATTCCATTGCCATGCACATCGAGCTTGCAGGTCAGTCCGTTCAGCAGGATGCGCAACTCCGTCGTGCTGCCTACGGGCGTCAGGGTGACGCTGTAGTTCTCCTCGTTCACCACCGGCATCATCTCGACGTACAGGTCCTGGAAGGACGTGTCGAAGATCCGGCCTGCGTAGTTGGTGGGAGCCCGCTTGGTGAGTCCTTCCACCGGCGAGCTGTAGGCATTGACCTGCCGTTCGCCTTGCCCTGGCAGACGCAGGTGAGGAGGCTGCTGGCTGATGCCTTGGGTAAGCGTGTCGAGCTTCCCTTGGATCAGGCTCTGGGGAACGCGGCGTGTGCCGGTGACGTTGGACTTACGACGCATCACACACCTCGGTAACGAAGGCCATCAGAAGGGATGTAGCCAATGCCTTGGCCAACACCACGGTCATTTCCCCAGAGCAAGTTGTTGCTGAGTCCACGCTCCTCATCACGGATCAACATGGCCCGGGCGTACTCCTCGTCCTGGGCGGTGTACGTGTAGATCGCGTTGCTGTTCAGGTAGCGATCGGAGTAGATCCGCGCAGCTCGGATCGTCACGTACTGCTGTGCTGTGTGGGGCAGCTCGTCCCAGCTCAGTTGGCTCACCACGTAGTCCACGATCAGAGCTGTGGACATGTCAGCCCCGAAGGCAAACGTGCGCTTTGCCCGGTCGTAGACCTTGAGGCCACGCTGCACGTATTGCTTGTCGGGGTAGCGGTTAGGGCTGAACTGCGTGCTCAGCGTGTTGCTGGGCAGCACAAACTCATTGGCCGACGTCTTGGTGAGCGGCACGTTCCAGTCCGTGTTCCAGCTCCAGCCTTCGGCTTGAACGTCACGCGACACTTCGCCCAGCGTCTTGCGAGCCAGGGATGAGTCTGTGATCTCGTTGATGGATATGTCGCTGAGCTTGTCAACCGGTGCTTCACCGATCACGCTCAGCAACGTGTTGACAGCTTCCAGCTCCGTCATTTGATTCAGCCCTTGGTGGCGAACAGTTGTTCCGCAAGCTTGATCAGCTCGGCTTTGGTGAGGCTGGTGTCTACATCGCTGCCATCGGGGGAGATGTACTCCACCAGTTCAGCTTTCTTCATGCCGGCAAAGTCAGGCTTGACCTTGACCTTGGGTGCAGGTGGAGCACATGGATCAACTGATTGATCCTCTGCCCATCTGACGTTTAACTCCACTCCATCAACTGTGATAGCCATGAAAAAGAGGGGCATTGCTGCCCCTCATTCTGTATCCCCACCCGCTTTGTCGCTAGGCAGGAGTGTTGTAGATCTCGACGATTGCTTCAGGACGCAGATAGCCGAAGCCACATGCGTACTTGGCAACCATCAGAGTGGACTGGTACATGACGTTGTAGTCATTGCCGGTCATCTGCATGGAGATACCACGCAGGTTGACAACACCAGCAGCACCCTTCTGGAAGGCGATCATCTTGGTGTCAGTCATGTTGACCGACGACAGCACAGTGTCACTGCCATTCCAGGTGAAGCCCTGCTCGCCAGTGGGAGCAGTGACGTTGCCCTGGGTGATGTGGTTGCTGCTGTAGATGCTGAAGCCTGCCAGCTGGCTGATTTGACCCTTGGAGTAAGAGCCGTTGGCACCCTGCTGGTTGAAGTCGAAGTTCACCGCACGGCTGGATTGAATCAGCGTGTAGTAGACCTCGGGGCTGCACACCAGCACGCGGCCGTCAGAGCTCACGTCCTTCTCGTCGAGCGCCTTGGCAGCTGCGAACACAGCGGCCACGTAGTCGTCGGCGGTAGGAGTCGCATCGTTGATGTTGATGCGGGTGCCAGTGCGAGCAGCCTGATCAGGAGTCAGGCCGGTCGGCAGGTTGGCAGTCAGGTCAGAAGTGCTCTGACGAGCGCCAAGAGTCAGCACGCGAGCCAGTCGCTTGTCATAGGCGCGGGCCAAAGCCTGCCCCAATTCGCGGCTGTAGATGCTTCTAATGTCGAAATGATTCTTGGCCTCATCGAGATCGTAGAGCGCCGCATCTGCAATCAGCAGATCGTCGATCTTGATCACGACTTCGTTCTGGGCCATGTTGCCCTGGCCTTCAATCTGCTTCCCAGGGGTATGGAAGCGAGCGAGGAAACGACCAGTCACAGGGAACTGGGCGCTCTTGCCGTTCTGGATGGTGCGCTCTTGCACCATTCCTTTGAAGATGCAATTCCGCTGGAACGCGGACAGCACTTCGCCGGAGAAGACTTTGAGGAACAGGGCGTTGTCTTGTGCCCAGGTGCCGGATGCGTTGTTAATTACACCGGGCCTGGACAGGGTTACGTCGGGTGCAGCCACCTTCGGTCTCCTTGTTGAGGTTTACGGGGCGATCAACAAATGGAGCTCAGCTCCGCCAACGTCGCGTGCTGGGGTATCGGCGCACCGGGCCCAGGGGCAGATCACTTGGTTGTTTGATCTGCCATCAATTATTACCCCAGGTCAACGTGATTGGAACACGTTGCTGGCTGCAAGACGACGTTCCACTTCGCGGATGTATGCAGGGTCAGGGTTGTCGCCTGAGTAACGGGGGTCGCTCATCGCTTCCACCACCTGCGCTTCAGAGCTGTAGCCACGCACTTCATTGCTCGGGGCACGGCCACCAGTCAGCCTTGGCTCATAGCCGTTGGCCATCATGTAGTCGTACTGCAGGCCTTTCAGCGTGGTGATGATTTGGCTCTCATTGCCCTGAGCCAGCGCTTCATTCCAGCTGTTGACGCGATCAGCGGGCAGGTTGCCGGCCACCCAATTCGCCAGCCTGGTGTAGCCGTCCTGGCCACCAGCCATCTCGAACACCCGCTGCTGGATTGCATTAGCGGTTGCCTCGTCGATCTGTGGAACCTGAGGCTCGTCGCTTTCCTGCTCGACGCCGCCTTCCTCGACAACTTCTTGCTGATTAAGTTGCGGCTCCTGCGGGGGCAGACCGCTCTTCAGCCGGGTGTACTCAGCCTGCAGGCTCTTGTATGCCTCGGCGAGATCGTCTGCCGAGCGGTACTTGCCGAGCAGCAGGCCTCCATCCCCTTCACTGCTGACGCCTTGAGCCTCGTCGTAGAGCTCAGCCCTTGCGGTCTCAACACGTGCAGCCTCTTCAGTGGCGGCGCCTGTCTCGTAAGACATGCTGCCGTCTTGACCTGTGATGATTTCAGGCACGATTGAATCCGTCAGTGATGATCATGTAGCCACCACTAGGCAGTGGTGACGTGTGTTGACCTTTGCCCAGTGTCAATGGCTTGTCAAGCGTTGACTCCTTCTGGTTGTCCTGTTGGCTGTCCTGCTGCGCCTGTAGGTTCAACTCCCTGAGTCGGCGGCGGCGGGGCTGTTGCTCCACTCTGGATAGCTCCTTGTGCAAGCTGTTGCGCCAATGCTACTTGTTGCGCCTGTGCTTGTTCAGCTTGTATCTCCTCTTCTGTCTTCACCAACCCTGCAATGTCAATACCGTCTGACGCTGCAAAGCGACGGATGAGCTCCGATGGGTTGATGTACTGCAGGAACTGTTCGGGTCCAATGCTTGCTGCAATCGTCTGCAGGAACATCGTCAACCGCTGCTTGTCATTGCCGCGGCCAATGGCCTCCACGCCGGTAGTGATCTGAGGATCCACCAGTCCGTTCGGGATCGGAGGCAGCTCACCGCTGCGCTCCATCATGAACATCACCCGGCGGATCAACGGCAGCTGCAGCTCAGCGCTCAGCACGCTGTACACACCGCCCAATCCCTGCTCCAGCTGCTCCGCCATCAAGCGGATCTCCTCAGCCGTCACGCGTTCAGCATCACGCTGCACGGCTTCATTCGTGAGGAAGGTGAACTGCAGCCGGCGCTCGAGCAGCTGCATGGTCTGCAACGCCGTAGCAAAGTCGTTCTGCTTCTGCACCTGCAGCGCTTCCACATCAGCTGCATTGCCCGCAACGATCGCCCCGTTCTCAGCCCGGGCCAACACATCAGCACGTGTGGTGCCGTTGGGGTTGACGAGGAAGAGGGCCTTGGCGCTGATCAGGGCACCTTGCACGATCGCTTTGCTCAGTGCTTCAAGTGACTGAAGATCACCAATGCACTCCTCCACTAGGCCGCGGCCGTAGCTTTCACCTGCGATCCGGTGCAAGCGCAGAACGATCCAGGGGTTGGTGGCCAAACGGCTGAAACCTGCGGATCCTTTGATGCGCTTGCCGTCGTACTCCTGATACCACTCCACCTGATCCTTCTGCGGATCAATCGTCACATGCGTGTAGACGTCCTCTCGATCGTCGTGCTCACCGTCTTCCTTGCCTTCCTCGCCCGCAACGCCAGGGGGCAGGTATTGATGAGCGACCTGCTCGCGCACCACAATCTCCGTGACGTTCCCCTCGGGATCACGGTCCACGCAGAAGGAGCGCAGGCTGTACATCCTGATGCTGTCCTCCCCGATGTAGAGGAGGGCGTTGCCACCGACCACTAGGTGCTTGACCGCCTCGAACATGGCGGGCCTGGCCTGCAGCTTGTCCAGCTTCTGCAGCACCTGGCGCTCCATGTCGCTCAGGGCTACATCCATGGTGGACATGATGTTCTGCACATCACCACCGTTGTCCTGCACGAACTGCTCGATCGCACCCTTGTTGATTGCCAGGCGGAAGAACGGCTGGCTGGGTGGATAGAGGGCAAGGAGCAGCTTTGCGCTGAGGCTGCTGACACCACGTGCACCTGCTCCCTGGTACAGAGACGGGATGCTGTTGTGCGTTAGGCCTGAAACCGGATCGTTCTGGTCTGTCTCAGGGATCAGGGTGGGGATGGTCAGTGCTGACGCATCCACAGCGCGGCGTAGGTACAGCGAGCGATACAGCTCAAGAGCACGCCAGCGAGAAGCAGCAGTGGTGTTCATGCGATTTGCAGGCCGGCGAGGGGAGAAGCGGCAGCGGGAGTAGCGGTGACGCCACCACTAACGCCCATGCCTGTGAGGATCGACAGGTTGGAGAGTGTGTTCGTGGCAGAGGAACGGGTCATGTTCCGTGCGTCGCCCAGGGCAGGAGCAGCAGCAGTGGGCTCAAGGCCTGGCACGTAGGCATTGGCAACTGCCATGGCTTGGCGCTGGGCTTCCGCTGCCTGTGCCGCCATCACCTCCTGCTGCCGCCGAGCATCGGCCATCTGTGTTTCGTAGGCCTGCTGCTGCTGGATCATCAAGTCCTGCAGGGCCTGCTGTTGCTGTGCCGCCTGCGCCGCCATGGCCTCCTGCTGCGCGGCTGCAGCGGCCTGTTGCTCGGCGAGCAGGTTGGTTATGTCGGCGTATGGATCGACTTGCTGGTTCTGCAGGTCGTTGATTGTTTGCTGCGCCGCGGCGATCTGATCTCGCAGGTCCTGGTACGGATCGTTGGCGTTGTTGTTCCCGCCGTTGTTCTGCGTGGTGTTGCCACCGCCTGCCACGGCTGTGTTGCGTGGCAGCACGATCGGGTTGTAGGTAGTGCTCCCTGCTGTGGTGGCGACCCCGCCGTTGGGAGTGCGCGTTTGTGTGGCTGGGATTGTTGTCGTGCTGCTGCCGTAATAGGCAGTGCCCTTGTTTAGCCGCAGGTTTTGCAGTGGAGCTAGGGCCTGAAGTGTTTGGGCCGGGGTGGTGAACTGTGCAGCCGGGCTAGAGATCGCCTTGCTGACTTGGTTGACAAGAGCTGACCCAACACCGACCCCAGCATTTGTCGCCTTTGCAACGACTTGCTCAACAGACTTGCCCGTTGCTTTGGCAACTTGTTGGGCTTCGCTCTTGCTGATAACCGGGCCGACATTCCTGACGGCCTGACTGAGCTTCTGCTGATTCTTCTTAGCCATCAGTGAGACTCCTCAAGAAACGGATGACAGACCGCTGCCCTGCAGCGTACCGAATCTGATCAACAGAGTCATTCAGCTCTGGTGTCTTCTCTGGGTACAGCTTGTCCAGTGCATCGAGCACTTCATCTGTCAACTGTTGAGCGATGATGCGTTTCAGCGTGTCGGGGGATTCCACAGTGTTACCTCGTGCGTGATGAAGTCATACTCGCCATGGCGCAGGATCCTTACCAGTCGCGCCTGTTGCGTAGCGAATTGGGATGCGTTGTATAGATCAAGTTTCTTCTTCCTCTGTGCCTCCTCATACGACCGAACAATCGCTTCCCAGCAATCCACTGGCTCTGCGACGGGGAGATCCTTTGCGATTCGTTTTGCTCCGACCGCACCCAGTCCTGGGCAACCAGGTATTCCATCGGTGCTGTCGCCCGATAGGTATTGCTGGTAAGTGAAGCGTTCCGCATGTTCGTTGGTATTGATCTTGATGACACAGCCGTCACGAGTGGCGACAGTAAGGCCTGGCTCCAGGTCTGGTTCCTTGCTGGTCTCGAACCAGATGTGCTCACCAGGGATCTGCATCAGGTCCTTGTCCCCCGAGGCAATCACCACGCCCTCATCTTTCAAGTCGGGCATGGTGGCGAAGATCCCGATCAGGTCATCGGCCTCGATCTCTCGGTGCAGCCAGGCCCCGCTCTCCTGGAGCAGCTGGCTCTTAAGGGCCCCGTAGCCCAGGGGCTTGGGCTTGCCTTTCCGGTTGGCCTTGTAGCCAGGATCAATGCGCTTTCTGAAGGTGCTGCGGTCGGTGAAGCAGTGCAGCACGTCATCCAACGTGCAGCCATACATCTCGCACCACTGATCCACTGCAGTCCAGTACGCCTCGCGTGCTTCGGGCAGTTCGCTGTGCCGAATCCACACGTCAGGCTCCAGCTCCATCTCCACTTCCGTCGCGCTCGTCACGCGGAACAGAAGCATGTCGGAATCAAGGATGATCTTCATGCTGCGTCAATCCCTTTGGGCTTGATAGAGAGCGGCTCAGATAATTGCCCTTTGAACTTGGTTGGAATGTCTTCCACGACAGTAGGAATGGTCCCTTTCCCAGTCCCGGTCCATTTCACCTTCACCAGTGTTTCGTGATACTGCTTGGTGTAGAAGCGGTGGCCGCAGTATTCACAGTGCCTTCGACGGATCACATGCTGGCACTCGCTGTCGAACTTTGTTGTGATCACCTTCGTGATCCATGCTCCGCAGCCGGGGCAGTCTGGCGTCATCTGATTGAGTGGCATGATCACTGACCCTCCATTTCAAGTACGTGTTCAAGGGCGCGGATGTAGCCGTCCCACCAGACTTCCGCCTGGCCGCCGCGGTTGTCCTTCAGGTGCTTGATCGCTGCGCGGTATAAGTCAGCAATCGCATCGCGTGGCACGTCGATCGGCACAGGTGCCTTTACTTCCTTTGGTGTTGTCATCAGTTTTGTAGGTGTTGAAGTTCAATCCAGAGCTCGTCGTCTTCTGGCACGCCTTTGGAGACGAACCATTCCGTGAGCTCAGCCAGGGTGTAGAAGGTTTGGCAAGCGCCGTCTGCGTAGCCGACGTACAGCTCGCTGAAGCCATTGCGGGAGATGCACTCAACCATCAGTTCCTGCTTACTCATCACTAAGTCTTCTGATCTTGTCGGCAATCTCCATGCACTGGAGATGACATATCTTGGCAACCGTCTTTGACGGCGCCATCGCTTCAATCTCCTGCGCAACCAGAGCAAGCACACCCCGCATCCGATCAGCAGCATCAATGGTGTAGTCATTGTTGTCTGCGCCCCAGTAGGCGCTCGTGCATTTGTCAATGAATCTCATAAGGATTGCTGTAGCTTTTCGATGATGGCCTTGAGGGCACAGCCGTATCCGTTCCAGAAGCCAAGGGCAAAGTCGCCCTTCGATTCGTTGAACTTGTGGATAGCGAGCTCGTGAAGATCTCGCACAAACTCCACCTCAATCTGCTTGTAGCCGGAGGCTGTCAGCTGAGATGGGGTAAGGGCCCCGCCTTCCCCAGGTACGTCACAGCTTTTGCATCTGGATAGCGACGCCTTGCGTATGCCAGTGCAGACACGTATGTCGGCGCTTTGATCGTCTCGACCATCGGCTTCATCGCTGGGAACTCGACCTTGACTTTCCATAGTGGGTGCTTGGGATTGTCGGAAAAGGTGACGCCACGGTTTCGAGGATCAAAGCCCTCGTTGCTGATGATTCCGTCAGTGTGTCTTAATTTCATGGAAGCGACAGGACTCAAGGAACTGGAGCCTGGACATAAGGCCAAGCTCGCCTTTGACTCGGTTCTTCTTCAACCAGCAGTTCGTTGTGTTCGCATCAACCTTGTCCTCAGCTCGAGGATTCCGCTGAAGCATCACCACGAAGTCTGGGATCTGGGCTAGTGAGTGACTTCCTCTAAGTTCCGCAAGAGTCGGCTCGCCTCCTTCTTCGTGAGATGGGCCAATACCACTGCCTCGGGAGAGATGGCACACGACGACCATCGTGAAGTTGAGCTCGACGCACAACGTCTTGAGATCCTTGATGCACTTATCAATAGCCCGACGCTGATCAGTGTTAAGGGAAATACCATCAGCAAGCAAAGAGAAGTGGTCGAGGAAGACAACCTGGCACTGTTCACCCAGCACGTAATGTTTAACGGTGGCAACAAAACGGTCAAAGTCTTCGCTCCCAAACTGATCAAGTAAGAACAGGTTGTCGGCGAAGGTGTTGAGCGCGTTGCGGATCACGTCTGGATCACGGCGGGCCCGCTGCTCGGCGGTGTCAAGGTGAAACCCCGGGGCGTAGGCCAGCACTTCGCTGAGCATCCGTTCGAGGCTGGTCTCGCAGCTTTCCTCCAGTCCGATGTAGGCGCACTTGACGCCTTGCTGACAGAGGTTGAGGCAGATGCTGCGAGTGAACAGGCTCTTGCCGATGCCAGTTCCGCCGGCCACCATCACCAGCTGACCTGGCTTCATGCCCTCGGTCATCGTGTTCCAGCCGTCCCATGGATAAGGCAGGCCGTAGCGATGCTCGGGCTTGAGGATCTTTTCGATCAGGTCCGGGGCGTGGACAACGGTGTCGGGCCTGTGCCGTTTGGCAGTGCGGATTGCCTCGCGGATGGCCTTGTCGTCGCCAGCCTGCAGCGCCTCGTTGGCGTCCTTGTAGGGGAAATTGCCTACGACTGCTGCCTTGTGGCCGATCACTTCGGCTAGGGCATTGGCAGCCTTGACCCCTGGCTCGTCCTGATCCATGAAGATCACGACAAGCGTGAAGCCAAGCACCCAGCTGAGTTGTTCGGTGACGTTCTTCTTGGCGCTGGCTGCACCGTCAGCGATGGACACGACGCAGAACTTCCTGTGGAAGCCCCACTCGTGCATCACTTGATAGACGCTCATGCAGTCGATCTCACCTTCGGTGATCACGAGCACGCCGTCGCTGCCTAGGTGCTGGCCAAACAGCTGGAGCTTGGAACCCTTGGGCCTGATCCAGGAGAACTGCTTGTCGCCATAGCGGATGTGCTGCGCAATGACGACGCCATCGCTATCCCGGTAGTTGGCGAACTGCGCTTCGTGTCCGTTGTAGGAACCGACGATGTAGTCGTAGCGCTTGCAGGTCTGCTGCTGGATGCAGCGTGTGTCAAGCGCTAACGCCTCACCTTTGCGTAGGCGAATCGGCTCATCAGTGCGAGGTAGATCCTTGAGGCTGAGTGGTGCCTCGTTGCGCACACGGTCCAGATAGCTGGCCGCTGTGCGGACTCCCGTTTTCATGGGCCTCCATTCAGTTCCATCTGGGTTGAGGTTTCGATCGCAAACAAAACAGTGGACAACTCCTTTGTCATCGACGCTTGCTCCGTCGCTGCTTTCGCAGTCCGGGGCGGGACATGGAATGTGGGTCTCGATCCACGGAGCCATTGATCCAGGAAGTCGGAGGGGATTGGGATCGGGGACCAGGCGATTCCATGCTTCTGACACCACTCGGCGATGGTCGTCTTGCTCTTCTTGTTCAGCGTCGCGAACGGACGTTGAAGGGCTACAAAGATCGGTAGCCCTGGATTGGAGAGCATGACTGCCAAGAACTTGGTGCGTTCAGCTGGAGGCCACCAGCCTTTGACCTCGATGTACACGTTGCCAACTCGGAAGTCGGGTGTGTACTTCTTGTGCAGCACATACCGGAACTTTTCCGATTCGTACTGATAGTCGAGGCCCTGCTTGGTGAGGGCCGCCCCGACTTGCTCCTCTAGCTTTGAGCGGTATTCACCCGGCTTCCTGCGTGGACGATGCCGGTTGAAGTGCTCAAGCATCAGCCGCCAGCAGTTGGTCTAGCTCGGTCTCAGCACGCCAGCCGCCTTCCACAGCGGGGATGGTGTCGTCACGCTCGAACAGTTCCACCACCTGGAAACCACGCAGGCCAAACGACAGTCCCTTTGTCGTTGCTGTGTTGTAGGTGTACATGTCAAACACAGCCTTGCCACGACTGCCGCGGGGAACCTCAGGCAGCTGCACGAACTTGCCGTCGCTGTCGTAGATGCGGGGCGGAGTGTTGGTGGTCTTCTCGGTGGCGCCACGCTTGCGGATCATGCGCTTGCGCTTGAACTTCAGGGTGACAAACCCTTCTTCAGGCTCGAGCTCACCGTCCTCTGTCTTTTTCATTGCAGGCTGGAACGGGAGGTACAGCTTGCTGTTGTCGCGAGGGAACTTCAGGTCCTTGGCGCGTGCTTCAGAAAGTGCAGATTCAATGGCCTCGAAGATGGGCTGGCACTCCTCTTCGTTGCACACCAGGCCAAGGGACCATTCCATTTCGCCGTTGGCCTGGTTCTCGCGGGGCTCGATGAGGCTGCCCCAAACGATGCGACCAACAGGGGTCAAAAGGTTTGTCACGTGTTGAATGAGATTCGTGGAATTGCCGGGCTTACGTGGCTGCAGATTGCACGCTCAACCGCCGGCCGACAGATGATAGTGAGACAGTTAAACGGTGTCAACTGAAGAGGAAGGGATTCTCCCCAATCTCATTTCGGTCCAGGTCTCCGACCTTCGGTGGAGCTGGCACCTCGAGCTCAGTCAGGGCCTCCACGTAGCCCTGCAGGTGGGTCAGATAGTCCTGGCTGTAGAACCTGGCCCACTGGTCGTTGAGCTCGCTGCGCATCGTCTCCACCTTGTCCACGGTGGTGCCGAAGCAGTCGTGCACCGTGCTGATTGGGTGCCCGTAGCCGGCCCAGTGGTTCACGAACTTGCGGAGGAACGCCCCGTCCTGGCTGTGCACGAAATGGGCAGCGATGCCAGCCGCTGATCGGCGTGGATCCATTGGTGCCCCCTCGTTTGTCCTGGCTGCGATCCGCACCGTCCGATTGCTGAGCACCAACTTGATCTGCTCGAGCGACGTGATGCTGTGGAACACCTCCACCAGCAGACCGTCCGGTGTGTACCAGTGCGGGCGGAACTCCTTCTCCATTTGGATGCGGGCCAGCTTGGTGAGCCAGCGCTGCAGCTCCAGCACCCCGGGCATCACCTCCTTGCTCACCGCAAGGGCCTCGCTGGCCAGCACCGTGGCGAGCTCCACCACCCGCAGCCCTTCCTCCGTGCGGAAGTTGGCCAGCTCTTCGCGCAGGTACAGGGCGATGGTGTCCTTCATCCCCTGGAAGGTGCTGCCGTAGACGAGGGGCATGAACACCTGTTTCCACAGCTTGCGGCCGGGCTTGAAGTCAACCCACCACTGCAGGATCTGGCGTCGCTTCTCGTCCTCTTCGTCTCGCAGCAGCGCCTTGAGGCGTGCATCTGTTACAAGGCCAGCGCCTGTGTACAGATCGGCTGGGTTCTGGCCGATCACGTTGGTGAACTTGGCCAGCTGACGGTCGAGCATCAGGCAGGCGGCGTGTCCGTAGCCGCTGCTGGTCTGATCGAGCCAGTGGATGGTGCCGGTCGTGTAGCCCGGATCGTCCATGTACTGGGCCCAGTCACGGCACAGCTGGATGAACCGCCAGGGTTCTTTCTGCTCAGCCCAGAAGGCCACGTAGCCGAGCGGGTCCTCCCCTACCTGGCGGATGGTGCTGCTGTGCTCCTGCAGGTAGCGGGTGCGGGTGTCGTAGCTGGGCGGCAAGCCCATGGATTCACCCAGGGACCAGGCAAACCCGCGCTCGTGCCCCTTCATGGGCCCTTGCTGGGCGAACTTGAACGTCGAGCGGTACACCTCGCCGCCTTGGATGTTGAGCTGGGCGCCGCGGCTGTAGATCCGGCCCCGATGGTCAAAGAAGTGCACCAGGTAAAGATTTGTGAAAGCCTTCACTCGCTCGTATCCGATCAGCCCGTTCACGAACCTGCTGCGCAGCGGGTCTTTCCTCCGATCCGCCTTGTACGCCCAGTGCGCCTGCCAGTAGGCCTCAGGTCCAAGTCCAGCGAACTTGAACTCCCTGTCGATGGGCCGGCTCATCCGGTCACGCTTCGGCAGGTCGCCCACCTCGTGCCCTAGCTCCCAGCAGCTGCGCTGCAGATCCACCACCGCGTGATCCAGGCAGTACGGCTGGGCCTGCAGCGTGTTCAGTGCCTGCAGGATCACCGGCTTGGCCCGTCTGAACTGCCTGTGGAACAAGGCTGGATCCACGGTGCTGACCGGGCAGCGGATCGTTTCGTACCCCCCGTCATTGGCCTCTGTGTACGGCCGCGGCGGCGTCACCATCGGCATGTACAGCGGGCGGAACATCACGATGTTCTGGCGCCACTGCCGCAGGAAGTCCCAGTAGATCTGCGTCAGGTGGATGGTCTTGCGCCGCTTTTTGCCGGTGCCCCGCACGTCGATCCCGATCAGGTGGGTGCACTGCGCCACGCACTCCACGAAGAACGCGCCCAGGGCAATGCGTTCGACGTTGCTGAGCGGGCGGTACAGCGCAGCCTTGGCAAAGCCCTTGTCCTTGAGCCGCTTCACTAGCAGCTTCATGTCCATGTCGCCGTTGCTGGCCAGGCGAATGCCCTTCAGGTGCCAGCTGTGTTTCCACACCGGGTGTGTCAGCCAGAGGGCGTACTCAGCACGCTTGCCCAGCTGGCTGCAGACCTGGTTGTAGGAGCGCTCCTCGTGCAGGTTGCCCAGCAGATAGAACAGCGACTCGAGGGCCACCTGGACGACGGCCTTCTCGTCGTGCATCAGCTCCCAGATCAGGGCCTGCCGCCCGGGTTGTGTCTTCGATCGGCGGTACGTCTCGAGGACTTCTTTCAGGTAAAGACGGGACAGATGGTTGCCCAGTGCACCAGCTGCTCCTTGTTCCCATTTGCCGGAAAGTACGCGGCCTGCACCTGTGGATTTAGACCACGATTCCAGCTCGGTTTGTTCCGCGTAGCCGGCGCAATCGAGTTGCTTGCCACCGTTTAACGGTTGATTCGACATTCTCAGGGATCTCAGTGCGGATCCCAGTGGTGGCGCGGTAGTTGACTCGTGGCAATCCAGCTCTCGCTTTTGAGTCGAGTCCGTCTACCAATTCCGGCACGCTCCCACTGGGATTTGGGCGATTTAGTTGCGCGTGGTAGTTGCGCGGCCCGCAACTCAGTCTCACACGCTGGACACCGTTTAACAGTCCACGAGCTCCTCCAGCGCAATAGCTGAGTGGTGAACGTACCGCTGCGTGACCTGCAGCGATTTGTGCCCACCCCACTGTTGAATAGCGCTCGCGTTCCACCCCTTCCTGGCCAGGTTGGTTAGGCAGGTGTGACGCAGCGTGTGGACGCACCATTCCTGCCGGACAGAAGGGCTCAAGCCCAGCCGATCGCAGGCTTCGTGCACAGCTTCCCCGTAGTGATCGAGGTACGGGCGGTAAGCGATCGGGAACACCCGCTCAGGATCCTGCCCGCGCAACTGACGCATCAGTGCTTGTACTGGCCGCGGCATGGGCAGACGCCGGGGCATACAGCCCTTGGTTTTGACGAAGCTGATGGACTTTTGCTCGAGGTTCACCCGATCCCAGAGCAGGCCTGGCTTGTCACCACGCTTCAGGGCCTCACCCACACGGCAGCCCATGTGCCACAGGAACAAGGTCACAGCCACCTCAAGGCGCTGCTCCTTCTTCTCCATCACGTCCAGCAGTTCAGCCAGCCACTCCTCGGGCAGCACTAGGTCCCGCGGTTCGGACTCCTTGAGCAGCCGGCGCTCTGGGAACAGCGGCACCTCCTGGATCATGCCGAGCCGCTGGGCACGCTTCAGCAGCACGCTCAGGGCTGACAGGTAGCGGTTGATAGAGGCATTGCTGCAGCCGTTCCCGTTGGGCCCTTTGTTGCGCAGCCAGATCACCAAGTCGTCGATCGCACGAGCGTCGATCTCGCAGGGCAGCGTCCGCGCTCCGAAGTGGAGGCGGATCAGGCGTTCAGCCGCTTCGGCCTGGCCTTGATGTTTCCCGGCCCAATCGAGGCCTTGGGCCACCCGGAGCAGGTCCCCCATTGAGCCCTTGGGTGCGGCCTCAACCCGCTCCCGTTCAGCCCGCTCCTCCTTGCCCCAGATGGCAAGCGTGGCGGCCTCCCATTGCTCAGCTTCTAACTTGGTGTCAAATGTTTTGGATTGTCTTTTGCCTAGGTGTTCAGCAAAAGCTTTCCACCTAGTCCCCGCTTGTCTTACTGCCAAGGGTCAATTCCTCCAAGAGTTTGATCAAGTTCTTCCCTTTTGGTGTCAACGAGACGAGCATGTAGCGGTCGTCTTTTGGATCGGGCTTGGCCTGGAGCAGGCCCAAGGCGCCGCCTTTTCCGTCTCGTCTGCCGGTCTCGCCCATGGTGTCCACCAGGCGGGACACAGCAGCGAGGGTGTAGCCGCACTCGATGGCCAGTTCGGACTGAGAGCGGTTGGGGTTTTGAGCCACGGTGAGCAGGAACTCAACCTGCGACACCCTTAATTGTGGGTGCACCTGCTTGAGTAACTGCATTGCTTTGACAAGAGATTCAAGGTTTCGCATCTGACAACTGATGTGTCAAAGCTCAACCTAGGGCAACGTCAACGCACTGCATGATGTTTGCCACCGTTTAACTGCACCTTTTGTAAGTCGATAATGATGCTTACGTGCAGCAGGAATGTGGCAGTGAGCTGTAACGCGACGTGCCGCTGCCCCAGCTTGTGGCTCATCAGCAGCGGCATTTCAAGGACCCGCTGGTAGCTCCGATACAGGCCGAAGTGGAAGTCCACTGGCATCCACATGCCAGGTTGCTCCTCGCCAGACGAAGTTTGTCGGAAATGGATTCCCAGTAAGCGCTTCAAGGTGTTCAGCAGTAAAGAACTCAGGACAGCCAAGACTGATCGCGCCACAGGACAACAGTAGTCCTGTGGCAAGGCCCGCCCAATGGAAGCGGCTCGTCTTCATAGCAGATGCGCCTCCTCGCGCAAAAGGTTATGCAGAAATTGCATGTTTGCCTCGATTTTGTAGGCCTGTTTGCCGTCGATTGCTGGCTGCAGGCCGCGGCCTACCCAGTGCCAGCCATGGGCCACCAGCAGCTCAACAGCAGCGGCCACAGCTGGATTCAGATCACGTTCCATGGGTCAGTAGCAGGTGGATTGGACGTTGCCCAGCAGATCCCTGCGGATCGTGCACCTGGGCGACGCTGAGCCCGGTGCCGGCACCATCTCCCAGGTATCCGGCTTGAACGGGCTCTTGTACAGCTGAAAGTTGCCTTTCAAGCTGCGGCACTGCCAGTTGCCCATCACGTCTTGGCTGCAGTCGGTGTTCCCGATCTGCGCCGCACAAGGTGCAGCAGACAACAGCAAAAGGCAGCAAATTGCGGCACTTTTCACAGTGAGCCCTCCTTCCTGATCAATTCCAGCCCTTTGTCGATCAAATAGCACGCCAAATTTGAGGCAGATCGACCCTGCTCCATGGCGAGCTGTTGGACACGTTCAAAGGTCATGTAAGAGACCGTGATGGTGAGCCTCTTGGGCTTCCGCGTGGCAAAGGAGTGATAAGACATTTCAAAACAATCCAAGGTGTGCGATACAGCAGCTTGTGAGGGCTGCAGAGAAGCCCCGTAGGGCCTCAGTGCAGCCGTCAGGCGCCGGTTTCGAGTTCGGCCTGGATCACGTCCCGCTCGATCAGCCGCAGTGCGCCAGCCGTCCACCGGCGCTCGATTGGGTGGCCATCAATGCGGTGCAGTTCCTGCACCCAGTAGTCAGCGTGCCCCGTGGCGCCTAGGGCATCGAGCCGGCGAATCCCGGCCCGTATGTCGGCCATCAGCTGAGCGCTGGGAGCCATTTCGACCGGCCAGAGCTGCACTGGCGTTGCGGCTGGGATGGTGGTGAGTTTCGGCATGATTCGGCAGTTACAAGGTGTGCAAATAGAGCGTCAGGCCTTCACCAAGTACACGGCGTGCAACTGGCTCCCCTGGCTCACCAGATAGCGGTTCATCGCTGCAGCCCACTGCTGCTGATCAGCACGAGACAGGCTCCTGTCGTCATTCATCAGCAGATCAACGGGCTGGCCCTGTTTGTCGAGCTTTCGGAGAATCACGGTCATGACAGGCATTGCAAGGTGTGCAAATAGGGAGCCGATGAGGCTCCTAGGGAAGCCCCGTAGGGCCTCCGTAGGGGCGTCAGGCGATCGCTTCAATGCGGAACAGGCCACGCTGCGGCTGCCACACCTCGTGATCGTGCAAGCCGCACTGGCTGACAAGTCGCCACGTTGGGCCCTCGCCCTCGATCAGCACTGCTCCGTCGTATTCGGGATCGCCCACCAGGGCCTCGTAGGAGCCCTGCGCGTAGCCCAGTCGATCGGTGCAGATTCCGTAGCGAGTGAACAGCTCACCGCTGCGGTAGCCGTAAGCCATGGTGCGATAAAGAGCTTTGGTCATTTGTTTGCAGTTGCAAGGTTCACGATTGGGGCTGTTGTGAGGCCCCTAGAGAGGCCCCGCAGGGCCTCAGTAGGAGCGTCAGGGCTCAGCAATCGGTGATCTCCTCCGGCTGCAGTTCGGCCTTATCTGGCAGTTGCGCCTCAGTCCAGAGGCAGTATTCGAGCTCCTGTGTGAATCGTTCCCAGGCGGCAAGAACCTCAGGCGCTTGCCAGGCGTTGCCGAGATCTCCCAGGCGGCCGGCCACAAGTGAGACCGCATCTGTCAGAGGCAAAGCCTTGGCGTTGTCTTGGATGGTGTGCAGCAGTTCGAGGCGTGTCATCGGATCAAATACAAGGCGTGCAGTGTTGACTGTTGCCGAGTGGCAATGCAAGGCCACTAAGAGGCTGAGCGCTCGTTTGCAAGCTGCTCAAACTGCCAAGCCAGCTCCTGCGCCATCCACTGGCGCTCCTGCGTCATCAGCTGCTGCACGAGCGTGTACACGTCGCCGGTCGGTTCGATCTCGCTGGGTTCACGTGACGTCCAACGCTCGCCGATCTCAAGCCACGCCAGCAGCTCACTGCGGTACGGATCGGCTTCGCTTTTGATCTCATCAGCGAGATCGGTCGGGCACGCATCCTCCTCACCGGCCAGCTCAGCCTCCTGCAGCAGGTCCAGCAGGTCCCCAGCGATGCGAGCGATCTCGCCGTAACGCCAGTCGTTCGGCAGCTCACCATCGTGCAGCTCCCGGATCACAGACTCGAACTCCTCATCCCAGCGCCGGGACTCGTGATTCGCGGCCCAGTAGGCGCTGCCGTCATCACGGCGACGGATCTCGAGGCAGTGGCAGAACTGCTGCACGAGCTCCCGGTAGGCGGTGGTGCGCGTGGTGGTGGTGCTCATCAGTCCAAATACAAGGTGCATCACAGCCGCATCACGCAGCTGCATCACCATCCTGCACACCCCATTGCCACTTGTCAACAGTCAAGTGCAGCGCAACCACAGCAGCCCAGTCACCACCAGCCCTCGCCAACGCCTCACACCCTTGCCACCCCGTCACCACACCCCAGCTGCAGGGCCCGTGGCACCCATCACACAGGCCCCAGGCCCGTCACCACCACCA